AACAATCTTTACGGTATCGCGTGGTCGCACCCAAATGCTGGCGGCATCGCTGGTAATTTAGATTCGCACGGATTGATTGTCGCGATTAACGGCGGCTTCGGTTCGTGTATGGCTTATTCGATCAAGGCTTCAAGCAACGTAACAGCATATTCAGATGAACGTCTAAAGAAAGATTGGGCTGATTTACCAAAAGATTATGTTGCACAACTTGCCAAGGTAAAGGTCGGTACCTATACTCGTATTGATGGCGAAAAACTTCGTCAAGTTGGCGTTTCCGCTCAATCATTAAAGCCTCTACTTCCGGAAGCGGTTATCGAAGCGACAGATGATTTCAAAACGCTTTCGGTTGCGTATGGTAATGCTGCGATGGCATCCGCAGTGGAACTTGCAAAGGAAGTTGTATCATTAAAGGAACAACTTGCCGCAGTATTGGAACGCCTCAACAAACTGGAGAATAAATAATTTTATGGCTATTACATATACTTGGAAAATTGATATGATGCACACTCAGTCTAAAATGGGTGTTGAAAATGCCGTTACTGAAATCCATTGGTCGAAAACTGGTACCGATGCGACTGGATCCACGGGTCGCTATCCCGGTTGTACTAAATTTAGTTTAGAAGAAACCGCGGCATTAAATGCAACTGGCAATTTTACTCCACTGAACAATCTTACCGAGACTCAGGTTCTCACTTGGATACAAAGTACGATTACTTCGGACGATATGACCTTTATCGATTCACAGATTCAAGCCTCAATTGATCATCAAAAGGCGCCGAAGACTTCTACTTCAATTGATTCTAACAGTTTTCCTTGGGCTGCAACTAATTAATCTATGCCAACACCAACAGGCACAATTTCAATGAGTGACGTCAATACGGAGCTAGGTCGGGCGTCTAATACGAACATTTCATTAAATGATACCATTGTACGTACACTTGCGGGAGTTGCAAGCGGTACAATTTCCATGGACAATCTTCGTGGTAAGAGTAATACCCAAACATATACATTTGCTTATACCGGAGGAAACCAAACCTTCACTGTTCCTTCGGGAAAAACCTCAATGGTCGTCAAACTTTGGGGAGCCGGAGGCGGAGCCGGGTTTGTATCTTATGGTGGCGGTGGCGGCTTTGCTCAATCAACAGTGAGTGTTTCTGGCGGACAGACTTATACAATTGCCGTGGGCGGAGGCGGCGGAGGCTGGAATACAGGATCGGCAAACGGTTTTCCAGATGCTTATGGAACCTCCAATATCGGAACGGCTGGTGGCGGTGGATCAACTTCGGTAACAGGAAACGGAGTCGCAATATACGCTCCGGGCGGTGGCGGTGGCGGTGACACAAACGGTCACGGAGCAAATGCGGGTGGCGCGGGCGGTGGCTTATTCTTTGACGGCACGGCAAGAGGAGACGGAACAACTAATGGCGGAGAACAAGGATTCAGATTTGCGGGAGGTGGTTCGGGTGGACAATTTAGGTTTACATCGGGAAGTTCAAACAGTTCGGCAACCGGAACACATAAAACTTATGGTCCTCCGGGCAATTCAAGTGACGCTAATTATCCCGGCTATCCTCGCGGTTACGGTGGAGACTACAACGGACAGGATGCACCGGGTGGTGGATGGGCAGTTATTATCTGTTAATTATGCAAAAATACTCTAAGATAAATTCAGAAAATCAAGTTACAGAGGTCGTCGATGTTGAAGACAACATTTCTAATCCTCTTGAATACTTGAACAATAACCACGGTGAGGGAAATTGGCTAAAAACAGATTACTATACATCTGCGAATAAGCACTACGATACTAATTTTGCTTTAGATGGTAAAGCACCATTCAGAAAAAATCATGGAGCCGTAGGTTACACCTATGATTCACAAAGAGATGCTTTTATTCCTAAAAAGTCTTTTGATTCATGGGTGCTCGACGAAGAAACCTGCAATTGGTTTCCACCCATACCCTACCCGCAAGATGGAAAGAAATATAACTGGAATGAATCTACTATAAATTGGACGGAAATACAATCTACTTAAACACTTATAAATAGGAGTACAAACTTATGGCAATTACATATACCTGGGAACTCACTTCCCTCAAGAAAAAGAACGTTGGTAACCTTACCGACTTTGTTGCACAAACTTACTGGAAGAAAATTGGTACCGATGAAAATGGTCTTGTCGGAGAATTTTCTGGCGCAACTCCATTCACTCCGGAAGCCGATGGCGATCCAGCAACCTTCATCTCATTTGAAACCCTCACCGAAGCTCAGGTTCTCGGTTGGATTCAAGCTGTTGTTACCGGTAGCTATGAAACTCACGTGAACGAACAGATTCAAAAACAGATTGATGCCAAGAAGAATCCAGAAACCGAAGTATCTTCTGGTAATTTTCCTTGGTCGCCTCCAACAACTAATACCCCTCCGGCAACTCCTTAATAGGGTAAGAGGTTATTTGATGAATGGATTCTATTCGTTATAAAAAGAATGTTAAGACCTTAGAAAATGCCTCGAGGATTGTAAAAAATCTTAGAGGCGTAAAATACGATCTTGTCGACAACTCTAAAAAGAATGAGCTGGGTCTCATTGCCGAAGAGGTCGCAAAAATACTTCCCGAGGTTGTTTCTTTGGATTCTTCAGGTCGCCCAAATGAAATTGATTATAAGCGAATCACCACCGTTCTTATAGAATCCATAAAGGACATTCTAATACGGATTGAAAGACTTGAAAAGAAGGTATGATTTACGTCTTTGAAGTGTCCAATAGGTAAGTGGTAGAAACATATAAATAGATGATATGCCTGCACCATCATCTAGACAAGAATTGATTGACTATTGCCTCCGTTCGCTCGGCGCTCCTGTTCTGGAGATTAATGTTGATGACGATCAGGTAAATGACCGTATCGACGAGGCGTTCCAATTCTGGAACGAATATCATATGGACGCTACGCTCAAAACGTATCGTAAGGTTCAGGTGACCACCGAAATTGCGGCACAGAAATATGTTGACCTTCCGGATAGCTGCTTGTTTATTACAAGAGTGCTACCACTCAACAACAACTCATCCAATTCATCGGGTATGTGGTCGGCGCGTTACCAAATGCATTTGAATGACATTTATGATCTTCAGTATGCAGGAGCATTGGTGAATTACGTTGAGACCCGTCAGTTCCTTGAGATGCTGGATATGATTCTGAATGGTGTTCCTCCGATCCGGTTTAACCGCCATATGAATCGTTTGTTCATTGATATGGACTTCTCTTACACTATTGCCGTGGGAGATTGGATCATTATTGAGGCATATGAAACTCTTGAGAGAGATGGTTCTGGTGCGCACACCAAGGTGTACAACGATATGTTCCTCAAGAAATATGCCACGGCATTGATCAAGCGTCAATGGGGTCAGAATATGAGCAAGTTTGAAGGTATGCAACTTCCAGGCGGCGTCACGATGAATGGCATGAAGATTCTTGAAGATGCCAATGCAGAAATTGAAAAACTTGAGATTGACATGGAACTCAGATACGCAAAGCCAGTGGATTTTCTTGTTGGTTAATTTATGCCGCGTAATGTTTATTTTTCGCAGGGTGCGAAGTCTGAACAGAATCTTTATGAAGATTTAGTTACAGAAGCACTCAAGATATACGGTCACGAGATGTACTACATTCCTCGTAGTATGGTCTCGCGTGATATGATTTTAAATGAGGACATCGAATCAAAATTCACAGAGGCATATGTTATTGAAATGTACCTTGAGAATGTGGATGGATTTGACGGAGATGGTACACTGTTCACAAAGTTTGGTCTTGAGATTCGTGACCAAGCGACCTTTGTAGTTTCAAAGCGTCAATGGGAAAAACTTATTGGTCTCTACAATAATGAGATTGTTTCGGGTCGGCCGAATGAAGGCGACCTTATCTTCTTCCCGCTCACTCGTTCGTTCTTTGTCATTAAGTTTGTTGAACACAAATCTCCGTTCTATCAACTCTCAAAGGTTCCGGTCTACAAGCTGCAATGCGAGATGTTTGAATACTCCGACGAGGACTTCTCTACGGGTATCAAGGAGATTGATTCTATTCAAGAGAAATTTGCGACCGAGTATTTCTTTGCTATTGAGAATTCAAATGAAACTAACTTTGTCATTGGCGAGACTGTAAAACAAATTGTTTCTCCTGCAACTCAATCTACCGATGCGGTTGAAATCTTTGGTAAGGTACTACGCTTCAACCAAATAGTTCCAGAGAATCCAAATAGTGAACTCCGTATAGGTCTCGGAGAGATTCGGATGAGCAACGGCAACTTTGGCAGGTTTGGTCTTGGACCTCTTGTCGGTCTTACCAGTGGCGCAGAATGGGACATTACAAAGGTATACGATCTTGATACCGCAAGCGAGAATCTTACATTTAACGGTAATGCCGAGGGAGCACAGAACTATGATTTTGAGAAACAAGGACTCGACATTATCGACTTTACTGAAAACAATCCATTCGGTGAGATTGGTTTCTCGGAGCCGCCTCTCATTCCCTCAAATTCATCTTACCGTGCAGATTCAACAGGAATCTACGCAGACTCTACAACACTAACAGCCGATACCCAATAACATGGCAAAGCAAACTATTTTAACAGGAACAGTCGCCAACGATAGAACGGGCGACACAATTCGTGCAGCCTTCACAAAGGCCAATGCCAATTTTACCGAACTGTATAACCTAGGCGCGGTGCAAGGAGTACAAGGTGCGCAAGGCACTCAGGGAATTCAAGGGCGTCAGGGTATCACTGGAGCTCAAGGTATCACTGGAGCTCAGGGAATTCAAGGTACCGCAGGATTCGTGGGATCTAACGGAGCTCAAGGTACACAAGGTGTACAAGGACTTCAAGGTGCTCAAGGTGTCCAGGGTATTACTGGTGCACAAGGAACACGTGCAACGGAAGATAGATTAATTAATGGCAGTTATGAAGTTGTGCTCAATGCTACGGGCGAACTTACATTCCCCGAAGGCGCTAATATAACTGATACGGCTACTACAATTGTAATTACACCACCCGGAGCAGCTGCCGGACAAAGTTTAGTAATTCGTCCTACATCGTCGACATGGTTAGTCACTTCGAGTGGTTACATTGTGTATGGTAGCCCAATTACAATCTCGGTCAATCAGCTTTCGCAAGGAAATTATTTTGGAACTGTTAATTATGAAATTGGTGGTACCGGTGTAACACAACAATCATTGGGGCGGGCTCTTACTGGTAATGTAGTTTTTGACGGAACTACAGGACCTATTGCCGAAACGGTCACCTGGACCATACCCGCCAATAGTGACATTACCGAATTCACTTTTACTCTAACTACTGTTAATGGTACTCGTTCGACAGATTATCAAACTGAAAATGATCCGGCATTATATTATAATTTTGAATTTAATGCAATGCCTGAAGGTACCTTTGTTACCGTAACAAACAATAACATCAGTAATTCGGAACACAGTCACGTACATTTAATCTCGGGCAATTCCGTAACAACCGATATCTATCTTGGTGACGATGACCAGTTTGTTAAGATCGAAAAGAACGGCGGCGATGTTGTCATTGGTACCAACACAAATACTAAAAATTGGAGATTTGACACTGATGGAGATTTAACATTACCTGCTGCCGGCGACATTTTAGACAGCACTGGTGAATCACAATTCATTAGCATATCCGGATTAAAAACATTGGTTGCAGATAGTACAGATTTTGCCGACTTTAAAACAAGAATTGCCGCTCTTTAATCTATGACAAGCGGACACTTTTATCATTCCCATATTCGTAGAGTTGTTTCGGTCTTCGGAACAATCTTCAATAACATCAATGTAATACGCAAAGACCAATCGGGTCACGTAGTGCATTCGGTGCGTGTTCCGCTTTCGTATGGTCCCAAAGCCAAGTTCCTTCAGCGTCTCGACGAACAGAAGGACCTTCAGGACAATAAGGTCGCAATGAAGCTACCGCGTATGTCGTTTGAGATTACAAACATTGTGTATGATGCGACAACAAAGATCAACCGCAATAATGTTGTAACCTCGATTGATGCGGGCGATACACTTACGAAGCATATCGTACGGACCTTTGCTCCGTACAGAATGAACTTCCAGCTCTCAATTATGGCAAAGAATCAGGACGATGCTCTTCAGATCCTTGAACAGATTCTGCCATATTTTCAGCCCGAATATACCGTTACAATCAAGGAGCTGGATTCGGTAAATCTTACGACCGACCTTCCGTTTGTGCTCACAACGGTAAACATGGAAGATACCTACGAAGGCGATTTTGTTCAACGCAGAGCAATTATCTATACTTTGGACTTTGAGACGCGCATCCGTTTCTATGGACCAGTTTCAAATAAGGCAATAATTAAGGTATCAGATGTGAACCTGCTTACAAATCAAAACGATAAGATCGATGTAAATATCAACACAATCTTAGGTTCCATTGAGGACACACCCGACGACTATACCATAGTTCAGACAATTACGGATTTTGGGTTTAACGAACCCAATCCTTAAGCACTCAATTTTATTATGAGCAAAAGCGAAGAACTCTTAAAGAACTTGGAACACCATTTACCGGCTGTTCCGGTGGCTCCTATTACTGCAGAAGTAAAACAGGATAGGGAGATTGAGGACGATTACAAATTTTCGCGTGAGACATATAAGGACCTCGTGGATAAGTCGAATAAGGCGATTGATGGTATGATGGAACTTGCGTTACAGTCGGAACATCCACGCGCATTTGAGGTACTGAGCAATATGCTCAAGAACACTTCCGACATGACGGATAAGCTCATGGCACTTCAGAAGCAGAAGAAGGAAGTTAAAAAGAAAGAAAAAGGCGAAGTTCCGACGGGTCCCACTGGTAGCG